TAAAAAAAAAAAAAACCGCCTCGCATGAACGAGACGGATCTACCACACGACCCGGAGGTCAATGTTTGGTTGACACTAAAATTATATCATACCTCCCGGTCAACTAAAAAGGGAGTTGTTGGAAATTGGAAAATAAAAATCTAATCAACGTAAGAAATGTATTAAAAGTCGCGTTATATATTCGAGTATCAACCCAGGAACAAGCGAACGAGGGATATTCTGTAGGAGAACAAACCGACCGATTAAAAAAATACGCTGAGGCTATGGATTGGCAAGTATACAAGATATACGTCGACCCAGGATATTCCGGAGGCAATACGGACAGACCTGGACTAAATGAAATGATAAAGGACGTCAAGACCGGCGAGATTGATAAAGTTGTGGTCTACAAATTAGATAGACTTAGTCGTTCTCAGCTTGACACGTTATATCTAATCGAAAAGGTATTTCTTGCGAACGATACGGACTTTGTATCAATGTCCGAGAACTTCGACACCTCGACTCCGTTCGGTCGCGCAATGATTGGAATACTCGCCGTATTCGCTCAGTTGGAACGAGAACAAATTAAAGAGCGTATGTCAATGGGTCGAGAGGCTCGCGCTAAAGAGGGAAAATGGGGAGGCGGAGCGACTGTACCGGTTGGATATGATTACGACCCGGACACCGGGGAACTTACTGTCAACGAGTATGAAAAAATGCAAATACTCGAAATTGTCGACTTATTTCTCAAGGGTGTACCGATAAAAACAATCTGTACGATAATGGACGATAAAGGATATACTCGTAAAGGTCATTGTGGAAAAATCGCCAAATGGGATCCGAAAAAAATCAGATACCTATTACACAATAGAACTTATATCGGATATATAAGTTATCGAGGCGAATGGTATAAAGGCGAACACACTCCCATATTAACCGAGGAAAAATTTGAGGAAATCGCTCAACTACTAAAACAGCGTGAAGAAATGTACTCCGAGTTTAAATACGGAAATCGAAAACATACGACGTATCTCGGAGGATTCTTATATTGTAAATGCTGTGGCGGTCGATTCTCCAAGCAAGAAAACAGCCGACGCCGTGAGGGAAAAGATAAAGTATATTGGTACATGTGTTATTCTCGTCATAAACGCGTCAAGGCTATGATTAAAGATCCGAACTGTAAAAATAAAAATTGGAAAATGAACGAACTCGACAACCTGGTATTTAATGAAATTAGAAAACTCGCACTTGACCCGGATTATTTACATGAGATACGAGCGGAGAAAAACAAAAACTCTGATACTCCGAACAAAATAGAAATTATAAAAAAACAAATCGAGGATATTGACAGTCAAATATCGAGATTCATGGACTTGTACGGAATCGGACAATTCACAATCGACCAAGTAAGTAACAAGGTCGACCCGCTCAACGAACAAAAACAAGGACTCATTAAAGAGTTAGACACTTTAAACGCTACTATCAGCAATATGAACGACGAGGATGTTTATGAGATTGTATCGACGTTCGGAGACGTCCTGGAACGCGGAGACATGGGAGAAATAAGATTGTTATTAGAATCATTGATATCGTATATCGAAATAGATGGAGAGGACATATATATACATTGGAAATTTGCTTAAAACCGAGACGCCTCTAGGCGTCTTTTTATTTTAAGACATGTATTCCATATTGATACACTCGGTTTATCGGATATCCTAATATGGTATACAATTCACTATTATATATTAATATCTTATCATATCCGCATTGTATCAACCTATACATAAAATTGATACCTTTTAACATGTTCGGAATTATCGAACCACTATATTATTAATACAAGCCGAGTACAATCTCGGAGATTGGAGGTTACTATGACTAAAAAAGAGATTGAGGATTTCATTAATAAATACAGAGTTTATCCTAAAGAATATAAAGGCGTCCGAGACGAAAAGGTAATTAACTTAATGAATAAAACTTATACCTACGACAACGGATATATTAATTGTCAGCAAGGCGAAATCAACGACGCCGGAAATTTTGTATTGACTAAAGAGGTACGATACCCCTTATCTAATCCGGACGATAGAGAAGAATGGATATTTTCAAATACTAAACCTCAGCCGTTGAAATCATATAATAGACTTGTGTCGGAGGCGGGCGAATATTCCAAAATGATAATCAGAGGCGAACAAAATTCAACCTGGAATCTAAGAGATATGGTCGCAGAAATAGACGTATTAAAAAAATTATACCTGGACGTCAATTCGGATTTGCACAAATTACAAGACAGCGCTCCGGAGCAATACAGAAAAACCATGTATAGATTATATAGATTTATATCTCGATATCGAAATCATATCGACGATTTGAAAACCACCGTCAAACATGGGAGCAAATACGATACATAGTTTATAAAAACTTAATAATTTGATATATTGACTTTGTATACCTGTAGGTATATAATAGACTCATAAGATAAAACAAATTAAACAAACGGAGGTACAAAATTATGAGACAGTATAAAGGTTATTATATCGACAACGTTATTTTCAATAATACAAATGATATCGAGGCATTTCTCAAACGCCAGGCGGTAGACGCTTATAAAATGGCTGTTACGCTCTTTGTAGAACGTAGCACAATAGAAAATTCGATTTATTGTGATGAAAAAGCCGAGAGGCTTGTAAACGAGTTCGGTTTTACCTGGGAGCAAGTTACCGCATTAGAAATCGAAACAATGAAATCAATAGCATAAACCACAAACCGACCGGGAGCGGTTAATCTCCCGGAGAACGGAGGTACAATATGACGACTTTAAACATTGATCGAGTAATAAAAAGATATAACAATATTATGATGAATTTAGCGCACGAACATAGTACGATCGGTACAAACTTCTCAGAGGACACGGACGGTTGGAACTTGCGAGATATGGTCGCCGAATGTGACTACGTACTCTCTACTTATTACGAGGAGGGGCATTGTAACGGCGAATTAAAAGAAGAAAATTATAAACAATGGAAATCCGAAACCGGAAAATTACAACGATTCATTAAAACGTACGAGTCGGCAATAAAGGATTTAAAATGTGTATCGGGTCATTGTAGCAAATACGACAACACATGAAACGGAGGAATAACATGAGTAACTTGAAACAAATACGAGAGTCCAACAAACTAACGGCGTCCAAACTTTCAGAACTCTCCGGAGTCAATATACAGATGATCCAAAAATACGAAATGGGTGTCAAGGATATCAACAAGGCGCAAGGAATGACACTATATAAACTCTCCCAGGTGCTAGAATGTAATATCGAGGATTTGCTCGAACTTAAAGAGTCGGAATAACCGGCTCTTTTTTTGTGTTAAATTTAACACTGGTTTTTTATAAAATTTTATAAATACATGTCGAATTTAATCTTTTCAAATGTAAAAAATAGGTATAAAATTCAATTACCATTTTTTAGCGAGGAGGCGGTCAAATTGAAGTATATCGATTATGGTTAGTTATGGTTTAACAAGACCGTCTCCGGAGTTTTCGAAATTTCGTAAATAATTATTGAAATTTCGCAAATTTTATGATATTATAATTTATGTCTTGACATGAAAGACATAAATTATTATAATAACAATCAATCCACCGGAGGAGGTGTCATAGTGGAGAAACCAAAACCAGGGAGACCAAAAAGTACGACTCCGACAAGAAACAAAACGATAACATTTCGATTGTCTGAGGACGAGTTAAAACTATTACAAAAAGTGTGTTACGACAATAGATTGGTTTATGCTGATGTTTTATTAAAAGGGTTAGAGTTTTGGTCTCGTAAATAACAAGAGACGCCCTCAACGAAATATATCTCGTTTTTGGACGCCTCTCAACCAAAACAAGGAGATTATATCATGGAAAGGAATTTAATTCAAGTTAGAGAAAACAATTTAGTAACTACGAGTCTGCTTATTGCTGAGAAATTCGACAAAAATCACTTTCATATTTTGAGAGATATCGAGAGTTTGATAGCCGAAATTGAGGACAAACCAATTTTGGATTGTCCTAAAATGTTCGAAAAATCTCATTATGTATCTAGTCAAAATAAGTCATTACCTATGTATTTTATAACACGCGACGGATTTACTCTGTTAGTAATGGGATTTACCGGTTCGGAGGCGCTCAAATGGAAATTAAAATATATCCAGGCGTTTAATGAAATGGAGGAGGCGTTAAAGAATCCAACTATCAAAGACAATCGTCTCGATATAGCGAGAATTATAAGTCGTACTCCGGCGCGTAACTTGTACGCAATTAAAGCACTCTATCCGGAATACTTCGGAGCATTAATCGACCGCGATAGCCTGGAGCATACTGTCGACGTCAATACGTCCTATACTAAATGGGTCGAGGATTATGGTATTACTCGAGAATGGATCGGAGACTTTCCGACGGTCGATATATTTAATAACTATGTTCGATATTGTAATGAGAATCGATATAATAGTATGGGTCGTAATGAGTTTTATAAAACTCTCGAGAATGACTTTAATATGAGTCGTAAACAGAGACGCGACGGTTTTCGCTATTTTGTAACACTCTAATAACTACATACTAATCTATTAATTTAAGAGGCGGAGAAATCCGTCTCTTTTCTTATTGCAAAAATTTTTTAAATATATTAAAATATTTTTAAATTTTTAGGAGGTGTTATATGAAATCAAAAAAGAATGATAACGGTCGTAAAATGAAAATATGGGGAATTGTATTAATAGTATGCGGAATTATAGCAATATTCGAGGGAGGTATTTTATTTATAATACCAGGTTTAATTTTATATTGTATAGGTCGTAAAAAATCAAAACATAATACTTCTCAAGAACCCCCTCAAGAATCTCCTCAACCTAAAATCGATTATGAACAAGCGAGAAAAAATCGCGAACAATATTTATCTCAATTCGATATTAAAACTCATAAAGTCGCCGGAGTAACTCAGTATATTGATAATATTATGACGTTAGCGTCTGACAATTTAGATTATGACTTGTCTAAACGTGAATTATTCGACGAGAATTTACTGAGTCAACGAGTGTATCAATATGATTTTTACCCTAGTAAAGTTGAACTAATACCGGAGCCGGATAATCAGTATGATAATAAAGCGATTAAAGTAATAGTCGAGGGAGTTCACGTTGGATATATAAAGTCCGGCTCATGCTCTCATATTCATAACTTATTGAATAATAATAGAATCCATAAAATAGAGGTTGAAATGGGTTACGGTAAATATAAAGTATTACATGATAACCGAGACGATTACGACCAAATGGAGAATAAATATGTTGGTAGTGATTTAGAACTTGAAAAGGACGAGACGCCTCCGTTCGTTCATCTGAAAATATGGGAAATCAAACAATAAAAAAAGAGGTCGAGGAAAATATCCCCGACCTTTTCATATTGTCGATTTTAAGCGAGTTTTTGTCGTAGACTTATATTTTATCGTTTAAAGTCTAAAAATGCCTCTATGAGCCTCTCAGAGCCTCTCAGCATAGTCTAATGATATCCAACCTTGACCCGATTTGAGTTTACCCCAACCCTTAACGGATCCGCTCCCTTTTTTGACCTGGGTAATAGTATATACTCCAGGCTTGACAAATCCGTCGCTCTTGTGATTTGTACCGGCTCCGGTTCTGAGTCTCAAGTTTGATATACTAACTCGAACTTTAAACGACGTCGGTTTTGTTTCTGCTTTAACCTCGTCAATTCCGAGTGTCTTGAGAATACCTTTAGCGTATGCCACACCAAACGCCTTTTGTTCGGCGATTGTATCGGAGACTTTGACGTCCTTTTTGTTGTCAACAAAAACACCCTCCAGGATAACGGACGGCGCTTTTATTGAGCGAATAAATCCGAAATAATCCGATCCGCTTGTATTGGCTTTTGTTTTAAATCCGCGACTATTCTGTCCCAACTTTTTAACCTCAGCCTCGATATTTTTAGCGAGCGTATGTCCGAGGTCTTTTTTAATCGAGACAATAGCCTCGAATCCGTCGCCTCCTCCAGCGTTGCTATGGATATCAACCGCAAGGTCCGGATTAAACGCGTTACATTCTTTTATCTCCTCAGAGACCGGGTCGTCCTCGTCTTTAGTACGACTCATTTTAACAGTCACACCGTGAGCCTTTAATTCGTCTCGACACGCTTTCGCTATTGTCAAATTGACGTCTTTCTCAACAAGATATTTACTCGCTCCAGGGTCGCTCCCACCATGACCGACCCCGATAAAAACTTTTTTACTCATTCTCCTCGTCCTCCTTATCTCTTAACTGAATTAATGTCTCTTTCAATTTCTCCGGTAAAGGAATAAACTCGGACGCGTTCTCAAGTAACGAGATAGCCTCATTACAGATATAGAACACTATTGTTATTTCTCTAAGAGGTACAACGTCGCCGATTACACCTTGTAATATAACCGCCACTCCGACAACTATGAAAATAACAATCTTTTTAATCAGTCCTCTGAATCCGATCGCGCTTGATAGTTTCTTGTTGACGATTCCTTTAAGTAATCCGGTTACATAATCCAATATTACGAGCGCGAGTAACGCCTTTAATATCGAATCGTAACCTCCGACAAGAGAACTTAACGCCCCGCCTACAACTCCGAATGTAATACTAATAGTATTAAATAATTTAGTAACCTCAGTTAATTCAAACATTGGTTATCCCCCTTTCTATACACCGATAACGTACCTCAGCACGAATCCGGCGTTGTTGTATGTTATATTACTCGCTCCGGTACCGGTTGAGTTGTTTACGTCGTTACCGGAAATCAAGTCGTCATGAATGTATAAATATTTACAAGCCATAACCGAAAAATTTCCGTCCGTTGTCATTATGAACGAACTTCCCGCTCCGGCGTGAGACTTGACAAAATGTTTAGATACAAAAAAATGATTGAAATGATAATCTTGAGTTGACCCTCCGGAAATCCTGGAGAATATCAAGACTATACCGTTCGGCTGTTCGCTTATTTTCTGAGATAATGCTATTTTATGTCCGGCGGTCATATAATACCCACCCGACCATAACACTCTATTTCCGCCTTTATATATCAAGTGTGTAGATTGGAATTTGTTAGAGTAATATATCCTCTCCCATATTTCGCGATCTGTTGAACACTTTGTAATCACTTGTCGAACCTGGTTACTATCTCCCTCACGAATGACCTCTATCGAACCCGATCCGGAGGTAAATGGTAGATTGATGAGTGTCGTTGATGTTGCACTCGAAAATACATAATATCCCGGAGTAATAAGAGTATCTATATTCGTATTTGGTAATACGACAATCGCACCCTCCGGAACTTCTCCGTTTTCGAAATATGCTTTCATTCCAAACTCGACGCCCTTGTCTCGCTGTGCTACCTTGCCAAATCCGAGCGCTTTTCCGCTCGCGTGATAGTTTATAAGGGTAAACGCCGTCGGAGCCTCTATATTGTGTGTAAGCGTCTTAAAATAGTCCGCTATGGTTAATTTAACCGTATAACTATCGTCGACGCTTATATTGTCACTCACGATTAAGGACGTATTGATTGAATATACGCTACCGCTCGCGACGGTTGTAAATTCCGAATCGCTCGAGCCTTTAATTGATAAGGTGTAACTCTTGTCGTTCTTGTTGTTAATCGCGGATATTGTGAATCCGTAATTGATTAATAGACTTGTACCCTCGTCGTTAAGTGTACCGTCTGCGTTTGCGCGCTCGACTGTAAACTTATTAATAATCGGATTAGCATAATCCACGACATTAACCGACTTAGTTGTCTGAGCCGTACGTCCTCGACTGTCTGTTACCTTGACCGTGAATGTCAACGCTCCGACTGTCGTTATATTCGACACCGTGAACGTGTCTCCGGTGTAAGTCTTTCCTCCGACTGTCGTCGTGATTTTGGATATCGTACTTCCTTGATTTCCGGACGCGCTAATCTTTACGGATAGACTTGATTTTCCTTTGATTACCCCTCCGAGTTTGGTATATTGCGTTGAATTGGTGTCATTAACCGCGACGCTACTAATACTCGGTGTAATCGAACTCGGAACTTTTATCGTGACTGTATCGGTCTTAGAGCCGATTTTAGTCGAGCCGTTGAACGTCTCACATGTAATCGTCAATGTTCCACTCGTCGAGTTTGGTATTCTGCTCGCAAGCGATAGAGGGATAGTCCAGGTTTTCGACGTGCCTAAACTCGTCCCTATTGTTCCACTCGTACCGCTAAACGAATATTTAAGCGTATGAGTAAATCCGGAACTCGCTCGAGGCATTGATACCGTGATATCGTCTCCCATGTCCACACTTGCGACATTGATCGTCGGAGTAGTCGCTCGAGGTATTGTTGTCAAGTTTAAACTATAACTCTGCTCTGAGGAGTCAACTTGACTATGACTTATCCACGCGCTGACAGTTAATTTTTTAGTACCGTCCGCGTTATGTCCGATATTTAATGTTTTACTAAATAACACAATACCGCTCGAGGTAATCTTGTCGTCGGAGGTTATACTTTCCGAGTAAGTAGTACCATTAATCTTACAGTACATTGTACCGGTTCCGTAGGTTGTGTAGCCGGTATTACTTCGATATACTCGGACGCTGACTGTTACGTTACTCGTATTCGCGCCGATATTCTGACTGTTTTGATTAATGGTTATCTTATATTTGATATTGTCGTTATTGGTCGACAACGCGCCACTCGTAGCCATGTATTAACCTCCTATCTTTCCAAAACTTAAACTCCCATTATCACGCGGAGTAAATGCGAAATTACCGATTTTTATAGATTGTAAAACCTCGATATCGGTAATATAGAATTTATGATTTGTAAAATAAGCGACCTCCGCTCCGCCCTCATAAAAGGCGATTTTGTCGTTTTCGATTCTCAACGTCAACTCGTTCTCAGATTCTCCGAGTATGATATCGCCGTCCTCAAATCTGATATAAGAACTTATTTCTCTGAACTGTCGACGAGCCTCGGTATCGTTCTCATTGACGACACTCTCCAGGCTCGTGAATTTGAACTCAAATAAATCGTTCAATTGCGTGTATAATGTTCCGATAGACTCAACTAATTGGTCGTTAAGGACGTAGTCCGCTAATATTTCGCTCGATATCGCTGTACTTGTTTGGTCTATCAGACTCCTCAATTGTTCAACCTCTTTATTAACCACACTCGACGGAGAGTAAGTATTGTTGATAGTAGCCACCGTCTTGACAAGATTCTCGTTTTGTGTATTACTCGATAACGTCTTGTCTGTAAAACTCGAGTATGTATATCCGAGTGTTATCTTGTCATTGTCCGGATTGAGTAAATCGATACTCTGTTTCTGCAATAACAACGTATCACTCACGCCGTGAGGCTTGCTCTCAATCTCGATATAATCGCCGAGTTTAAAACTGTCTATCGATTTATCGAGTAACGACAAGTCGATAGCGCTTAACTCGATTGTTATATTCTGATTGATTAATCCGTTCAAATACTCACGCGCATTATTTAAGAGATTGAGAGGTTTGGTTACATTGTCCCAGCTAACGACTTTATAGATTAATCCATATGTCGCGACCGCCATTTCATCAACAATATAATCAAGTCCATTGTTTACGCTGTCGATTGTAACTCGCGTCTCTTGCTGATCCTCGCTCTCTCCGATTTTAGCGCCTAACGGAATAATAGCTGTCGCAATATCGACTGCGCTGTTTGTCTTAGTGAAATCGAGTAAGTTCTCGCCGAACTCGATTTTTTGACCGGACCGATATGGGAAATCGTCAAACCAATTTAACACCGGTCTCTCGTTTGTTCCTCGTGTAATATGTAGATAGCCTCCGTCATGCTCGAGTAAATGATTGTTTACATTTGTAAAAGTGTCCTCGTAGGCGGTATTACTTCTGTTGATATAGTCGTTCGTATCTTTGACAGTAATCTCGCCGACGTCAAATTGTTTGACCTCGTCAACCTGGTTATTATGATTTGTAATGAATTGAGTAAACAACTCGTCCGGCGCTCCGGTGTACTGATATGGTCTTTGTATGCTGTCCAATAAAAAAGACAATTCGCCCTCACATGTGAACGTCTTGTCATTATAAAAGCCTTGTTGTTCTGTTAGAACGCGACCTCGAAATATTAACCTATTGTTTTTGTAAACACGAATAATCGTCTTGAGTTTGTGGATTCTATCAATAAACGGATTATCCTGGTACATTGTGAACACAAACGACCCGGACTTGTTAACCTCTTTCTCAACGACGCCCTTAGTAATCACATAGTCGTCGAGAGTGCTATCATATATTAGAGAATCGTCCGCGAAAATCCTATACATTCTATAACACTCCCTCTCTATATGTAACCACTAATGACCCCGATCCGCTGACTGTGATAAGTGTCTCTCCGGACTTGAGGTGTAAGTCTGTAAGTTTATACTCTCCGGTCGATAATGATACGGTTTTCTCGCCGTATTTGATATTTAATGTTCCGGTTACTTTCAATGTTGGAACGACTGTCTTGACGCCTTTATTCGATAAAAATATCTCCGTCGCTGTCGTGCTTAAAGGTATGGTTCGAATTGTCTCATAGATATGATATCTATAAGGCTCACAATTCGCCGATATTTCGAGAGTTGCGTACGTGTTGATATTGTGAACTCTATTAACAGAACAACGACCTCGGAGGTAATGCTCCGGGTCGTCGTCTGTAATTATATTTAACTGTCGTCCGTGTACTATTCTCAAAATATCACGGATAAGACTCTCACGTTCGAGATACGTTCCCTCCGTCATTAAAAATGTGAAGTTAGCCTCTCGATTGTTGTATCTGATTTCTCCGGTCAATACTTCTGATAAATCAAGTTCGCCGTCTCGACCCTCGACCGGTACGCTGATAATTTTCGGCTCCGGAGGATTAATCTCTTTAGCGTTGAGTATCATATCCCAATCGTTAGCCGTATGAAATGATCCAAATTTTACGCCTCTCATTGATTATATCCCCCTTGCTTTTAATGTGTAATTATTAGCGAGACCACTGTCAATTTTGTTGATTGTCTCTCCGACAAGAACACCGGTATCGAGTACAATCGACTGATTAAAGTTATTTAATCGTTTATAGATATCTTTTAACACCTCTAACATTGCTACATTGTCGCCACCTTGACCGAATGTAGTCTCAATCTGCTGACCTATTGTCGCACCGTTAACCATGTCGTCGCCTAATCGTTTTAAGGAATTGATAGGCTTATCCGCATTGTCAGTAATACCGACTCCGATACCCTCGGAAATATACTTTCCGACCTGGTCTCTCATAACCCTGGACGGAGAATGTATACCGAAAAAGTCCTTGATTTTGTCAGTGACGTTGGACGCAAAACTTTTAATTTTGTTAGTTAACCAACTTACTTTATCGTTTATACCATTCCATAATCCCTCAATAATATTTTTACCGATTGTCTTGATTGACGCAGGTACTCCCTTGAGTCCGTTCGCAATACTTGACGCGACGTTTTTAATTGCCGTACTCGCTGTACTAACCATATTCGAACCCCAATTAACGACCGCCGTAATTGCTCCGGATATTGCTGAGGCGATTTTACTCGGTAAAGTTTTCGCCCAGGTTATAACCGCGCTTACCATGTTTTTGATACCGCTCTCCGCTTTAACCTTGAGATTTGCCCCCCAGGTTGACAATTTATCGATCGCGGGTTTTATAGCGTCGTAAAGTTTACCCGGTAATTTTTTAAGTAAATCGACTACAGCGGTTATCAATTTCGGAATAGCTTTTAATATTTCTTTTCTGACCTCAAACAACGCCTCAACCATTGCCATGAATAATACAACCGCGCCGTCTAATAATAAAGGTAAATTATCCATTAACGCGTTAACTATCGCCGTTACGATTGTCGGTATTTGTGGAACTAATGTCTGTACAATTACCGGGATAGCTTGCACTATTGCGAGTAACAACGTAATCGCACCTTGTAAGAGTTGAGGTAATGCGGTAATCAATCCGTTTACAAGAGCGTTTATAATTTGTGGTATAGCCTCAACTAACGGAGGTATAATCTGAGGTATCGCGTCAGCGATAGCAAGTAACAACGTAACCGCGCCTTGTATGATTAATGGTATACCATTGACGAGAGCCGTCGTCATTTGTGGTATCATGTTCGTTATAGCGCCTATGATTTGTGGTATTGCTGTCGTAAGTCCCGCGAGTAATCCTAATATAATCTCGATTCCGGTTGATAATATAAGAGGTATATTCGATATTAATGTAGTTGTAAATGTACTAATTAACGACAATGCTATCTCGCTGATTTTCGGCGCTAACTCGATTAATTTATTCAATAAAGTCGATATCAAATTTGACAGCGCTGATCCGAGAGACTCGCTCGCTCCCTCCTCGCCATTCATTAACGCCCTAAATGCGTCCGTTATTCCGGTTATGTTTGGGAGTAAATCTTTTAACAATGACGCTCCCAACATTTTAACGTCTGTTAATAACGGCTCGACACTTGCTCCAATTTCAGCCATTGACGACGCGAGAGACTCGTTCGCCTCGTTCGCTCGTATAACTTCGGCGTTGGTTTCTCTGTACTTTTCCGCCGATTCACTATATAATCCGTTTAAAGTGCTTGTAATAAGCGCTTGTCGTTCTTGCTCACTTGAACACGCGTCAAGTTGTTCCTGGAACTTTTCCTCATTTACACCCGCCCAATTAAGAGCGTCAGCAAGCCCTCCGGTCAACTGTCCGGTTTTAGCGGTCTCGTTTGACGCCTCGGTCAAGTTTTCAATCGGTAATGAATCTCCGAACTCAGCATATACACCGGTCGCAATAGTTGTCCATGTCGTCAAATCTTCTTCATTTTTAGCGAGTTTCGCTAAATGGTTAGACGCCTCAACCGCCTGGTCGCTCTCTCCGAGTATTCCTTGTAACACTTGATACGTTGTTGTCGCTGATTCCGCGGAGTGTCCGGCGGTGTCAAATGCTGTCGACAATTTACCCATGTCTGTCCTATATTCTCGACTTGCCTCAGCACTACCAATTAAAGCACCTCCGACGGCTGTCGCACCGGCAACAAGCGCACCGAACCCGGCTTTTAATGCTCCGCCTAATTTACCGCCTAAACCCTCGGACGAGTCGCCGGCTTTGTCCGCCGATTTCGATAAATCATCTAACGAGTTAGATGCTTTTTTCGCGTCTCCGCTCGTAGCGTCTAAATCGTTCCCGGCTCCCTCTGTTTCATTTGCGAGACGTTCTAATTCCTCGGTTGTGCTTGATAATTGTTTCTCATAATGAGATAACTTACTTTCGGCGCTAATTACTTCTCGCTTGAACGCTCTATATTGTTCCTCTCCGATATCCCCTCGCTCATACTGAGCCTGGACTTGAGCCTCGGCGGATTTGAGAATATTTAAGGCTTTAGTCGCCTCCTCGACTTCTTTCGTTAATAACTCTTGTTTTTGAGATACCAAATCAATATTTCCAGGATTAAATTTTAACGCGCTATTGATTTCTTTTAATTCCGATTTTAACGCTTTGGATTTATCCTCGCTTGATTTTAAAGCGTCGCCGAGTTTGGACGTATCGCCTCCGATTTCAACGGTAATACCTTTAATATTTTTATTCGCCATATTCTCACTCCTTTCCGAATTGCTCTCTCAATCTACCTCTATCCGGTTCACATTGTTCGAGTCGATACGCGTTATCCAAATATTCGCGACCTTTTTCGGTCTGATTGTATTGGTGTATAAACGCGTCGCGTCGATATTGGAGATAATCGAAATAATCCAACTCCTCAACCTCTAATATGGTTAACCCGGTGTATTGACTGACTAAATGTTCCCAATAAGATACAATGTCGTATTTGTGTCCCTCATTATCGTCTAGTGGATAATAAGGGAGTGTTAGTTTTTTGATTTATAAACCTCGTTTACAAACTGTGTATATGTTTTAAAGAGAACGATGATATCCTTGATATCAAATATGCCCTCTAAATTTTCTTTATTGATTTCAACTCGCGCCTTGTTAGCACTTAACAATCTCGCGCAAAAATCATATAAACTGTCAATGACTTCGAGATTGTCCTCGTCTTGTAATTCGCTTAATCTATCGCCTAACTCAATCAACTCGGTCATTGTTGATTTTGTCGGAGTGCTTACCATAATCGTTGTTTTTTTCTCGTCCGGTAATGTGATAGTCAAATATTGTTTTTTCATAGTGTTAAAGTTTAATGTTTTACTCATTTCGTAACCTCCTAAATACATAAAATTAGAGCGGGATATATTTACCCCGCTCGATAGAGTTGTTAAATGATCCGTATTTGTTATCAGCCTACGCCGTCGCCTTTTCCGGTCTCCTCAATGTACTTGATAAGAGTACCCTCGTCGTCCTGGGCGAGTGCTTTAAACTCGGCGTCAATAACTGTCTCGGCGTCTTTCGCAAATGCGAGAGAAAATCCGCTCTGATTGTTTCCGACAATGATAACCCATATGTCTCCGTCAATCGGGTCGGCATGATGGAAACAAATGAGATACTTCGCGCGTTTAGCGTTGCCGATACCTCCGAATTTTACAATACGGAGATTTTTCTCTTTGTCCTCTGTCACTCTAGCCGTATCACACAATTTGTCGAGTGTGTCTCCGGTAAAGGTCATGATTCCGGACTTGAGGAGCGCCTCCTCCTCTGTGATTATTGTTTTCACGCAATAACCGAGGTCGTCTTTAGCCTCGTAGAATGTCGGTGTATACTCGAGAGTGGCTCCGCCTTTGATGTAACCCAGCTGATTCTCAGCCGTACAAATGACGCTTGTCTCCGGTACTTCTCCGTCGAATGTCATGAGATACAATTTTCCGGAACCTAATGTAATTCTTTTACTTGCTGACATTGTTATTCCCCTTTCTTTTCTACATAGTTAAACTCGTAGATTACTTGATATAATTGTTCGCTCTGAATCCAATAACGCGACTGTTTGGTGTATGCTATCGAATGAGCGTCAAATGCTTTCTCAATACGAGACTCAGCCTCCGGATCCGGAGTGTACTCGTATAATTCAATAGTGACCTCATGGTCGACTATCAAGTTCAAATCGTCAGACCCTCGAACGTCTCGAGAATCATTAAAAACCGCGTACGTCTCGGACGGAGAATCTCGAAACATGGTCTCGCGATATGTCTCGTCTTTGACGAATTTCGCGTCTGTCAATATTTTGTTAACCATTTCTCAATACCTCCTCAATTTCCTGGACGTAATTATCGATTATCTCCTCGGTTGCTTTACCAATGAACCCGGTACCCTCGACTCGACCGCCGTCTTTTAAGGCGTGACCGTGTTCCAACAAATGAGATAATCTATAATCGTTACCTTTGACATACCATTGCCCTATTGTTTTCCTGGAGTTTTCGGTAATCACTCTTGACGCAATATTTGACTTGTAATGTTTTTTACGCTTACCAACCGGAGCCGTCGCCTTTGTTTTTTCGGCTAACGCTTTAATGTTGCTCTCGGTTATAGTCTTGATTTTCTTGTTTACTTCATTAGAGTGAATAGTCAACTCGCGATTAATCGCGTCCGTCAACTGATCCGGTCGTATATTTGCCACTGACAGACACCCCCAGGAGTTTGATAGTTCTATGAGATTCCATGTAATCGTCGTAGTCCTCAATGTTATAAAGGTTTCCGCGATAGATAATTCGATATGACCCTCTATGAGTGTCGATATCTTCGAAATCTTTATGATAGCGAATTTCAAATACTCGCGTAGATTTCGACTGATTCGCCCCGGCTGTCAGATACTCCGACCCTCCGGTTTTATTGACGCGAGCGTGTAGGCGGTACACGTCCGCCCATTGCTCTGTCTTTTTGTCAATTTTCTGTATGATTATTGGTTTATCGAATACCATTACTCGCCCTCCCTCGTCTGTCTTAACTCCATTTTTAATTGGAGTAACATATCGTCAACAAGTCGACGAGTGTTCCCGGCTACTTTCTCGATAACCCCTCGATTATCATACAAATCGGATATAAATATTAAGGCTAACTCGTTAACCCTCGGGTCGTCGGTCGGATAATCCGAACCGATAGCGCCTCGAAAATAAGCGTCAACCGTAGAAATAGAACGCGATACAATTCTCTTGATTGAGTCGTCCGCGTAATCAATTCCCAAATAATCAAGAGCCTCATCTAATGTCGGCATATCCGCACCTCCTAACCGTTAAGAATAGCCTCAACTATTTCCGCTTTAAGATTAGAGGAAGATAGTCCCGAGATACCCAACTCCTCCGCTACGACTAGTAGTTCCGCCTTAGTCATAGCGTTGAGTTGTTCCTCTGTATAACCTGGTCTCAAGTTATAATTTGATACCTGGGCGTCTATTCCCCCGCTACTACACTTGTATCAATGTAGCCGTTAACGATTGAATCCATGTCTTTAACTCGATAGTCGTCTCTCACGATCGCGCGTAATACTGTCATGTTCTGAGCAAACGCGTTAAATCCTCCGATTGTCGCTACGTCTGAACCTTTAATAGACATGTGCTGTCTGTCGTACTTTCTTACGAAATCGAAAAGATTTCCTACGATAAAAGGTACTTTTGTACCGGTTGACGGCATAATCTTATTTGGTAATACCTTGATAGGTAATACAGTAGTTCCACAACGTAACTGTAACTGAGCCGGATTTGTTGGATCCGGATTAAGAAGATAACGACCGTTCTCGTCCTTGAGCGTGTCAAGGTAATTAAGTCCGTCGTCGTTTGTGTAAATCTTCGCGCCGTGCTTGTAAGCCTGACCGAGTGTCACGTTAAGAGCCTTTTTAATACCGTCGATATCTTTGAGGTCTGTCTGTGTCTTAGTACCGATAAGCGCTAAAACCTTTTTGTTAGTTGTCGCAACGCTCGCCTTTGCTAACCACTCAGCGACGATATTGAGAATATTCGCGTCTGAGTCTGATACGAGGTCATTTGATACCGGCATGAATCCCGCTCTATCCTGGATCGCGTAAGGTAATCTCTCGAACTTAGGAGCGTCGATTTCGTTTGTGATTTCGCCGTTCTCGTCGATATCAACAAATACGTCAACGTCTGTCTTTTTCTGATAAGTTCTTGAGCCTTTGTTAGTTGTTACCGGTACAACGTCAATGTCAACCTCAAGAGAGTAATCAACGTCTTTATAGTGTTCAATCTTAGTTGACACGTCCTCCGGTACCGTGTAACCGCCGTCCTCGTCTACACCCTCAACAAGTCCCTTTTTGATGAATGTCTTAACAGCGCCAACGAACTTTTTAAGCGCTCCCTCGTGTTCCTTAGCGTCTTTCTGCCCCAGGAGTTCCCCCTCTGTAGGTGTGTTCTTCTCCTTAGTCATTTCATAGAGACGAGCCTCAGCCTCATACTCTGCTTTTAAAGCGTCCACCTCGTCGAGCAATGCTGTCGCCTTTTCGACGTCCTTGTTTTCTCCATCCGCCATAAAAGATTTAGCCTCGTTTGTTTTAGCCTCGATTTTTGCTAAAAGTTCTCTCATTTTCTTATTCATTTTCTGAATCCTCCTTGTTTAATAATGAATTTTTTGCAAAAATAAAAGACTCCGAACATTTAACTCTCAAGTTAATATCAGCGTCTTTATTCTCTGTGATTGGTGTTTCCGGTTCCTCCGGAGTATTTGTTTCCGGCTCCTCGTCCGGTTTTACTCCGTAGCGTTTGATTGTTCCCGCTCTAGGCTGAGCAGGTACCGCTACGAGTGACAGTTCGTAAGCCTCTTTCGCTCCGTCAATGTGCATGAGACAAGTCTCCATTTTGCCGTCTTTTTCATACGAACGACCCGCCCAATGTCTACAATACGATTTCATATTGTCAGCGCCACAAATTGAGCAAATCAATTTTTTAGCACGACACCCGGTTGATACTTCTTTTTTGATTCCCGCTTTAATTTCCGTAATCAAATCGGCGTTACTGTCTGTCTTAACCATGTAACATTTTGCGATCAATTTACAGAACGGCTCGCCTCCCTTTGTGACTTTTGGCTCTGTAATTAATTCCGTGTCGTAGATTCGAGCGACCTGGTTGTCAGCGGTTCGATAATGGTCTTTAATGACCGTCTTACCGACATACAACTTTTCGAGGTCTTTTAATGCGCTCATTTTGAACGGCTCGCCGTTTCGGTCGTCGAGTTCGTTGTCTCCGATTACAGTCTTAAATACAAATACCTCCTCAGCCTTTAAAGGTGTGAGAGTGAACTTGTTTATCTTTTTTAAGTCCTCCTCAGCTACGTCATGAATCTGAACCGACGCGGACTTGACAAGGACACCGTCCTCAACTTCATGTGTTATATTTTCCATTTTCGGCATTATCGCTCCCCCTTTCTGTTTCATTTTTAATATATTGAGACCCGGCATATTTAACCGGAATACTCGCACCATTTCCGAGTAACTCGTCTCCGCCCTCTTTAGCCTCCAGGTCAAGAAATGCTCTCGCCTCGTTCGGAGTGTAAAGGAACGAATTGACAGCGGTTGACAGACTTGTTATTTGAGTCTGTAAGTCTGCTCGTAAAATAACCGCTACATTAAATTTAAAATGGAGACCGTTTACGATCTCCTCAGCGCTTAGGAGTTTATAAGTCAACTCCTCCTCGTATTGCTTTATGATATAAAGTAATGTATCAACGTAAAATGATAACTGTTGAGCCTCCGCGCTCGCATATGACGATTTAGTGTAATCGCCTATCTGATATGGTTTAATTCCAAATGCTGAGGCGATTTGTAACGCGGTATACTGTTTGACCTCAATAAACTGATTGTCCGCGAGTTTAATGTTGAGAGGTTGTAAGTTCGCTCCTAATGGTATAGGAATGATATTCTCAACCCCCTGGTCTTTTAACTTACCGGTCGCGTAATCCTCGATACCTTTGACGAATGTCTCAACGCTCTCGTCGTTAAGTGAACCGGTATACTGTAACACCGCTTTAGCCGTGAACCCGGTCTCATACATTTTATTGATTAATTTCTGAGCCTTGAGGTTTCCGCCGATAGTGAGTTTTAATTGTTCTTGTACGGATATTCCTTTAATACCGTCGAGAGTGTTCGACCCTTTGAAGTGTAATATCTCCTCCGAACCAAACTTATAGATTTTACCACCTTTAGAGTACATGTAATAAATGTCCGGAATATCGGACAATATACACGCGTCGTCGTACCAAATCTCGACCTCGTTACTCGGTAAAATCCACAATTGAGTTTTTTCTCCGACGCCCTCAATCAATACGTAGGCGTTGCCGTAATGATTTCGATTGTATTCGACAGTACTCCAAAATACTGTTGACGACATGTATTTGTTTGGTCTGTCGTGTAACACCTTATATAAAGGGTGTGACCTCGCGTTGCCTACTCCGTGTCTGTCGTTGTACTGTAACAACTTGAGAGGTAATTTACCGATTGACTCACTGAGTACCTTTAAACATGAGAAATATGTCGCCTCGGACAGATTACTCTCGTTAGTACCACTCAAACCGAGGAAATCGAGTAACTTATTCATTTCGACACTCTCTCGATATGCTGACTTGTTAAACAGTATATTGACAGCCGATTTCATTCTTTTAGCGAAATTCATGAGTCCTTAGTGTCCTCCTTTTCTTTATTATTCCAACCCATAATATCAAGGTATTTCTCAAATTCTGATTTAACATTGACAATCTCTTTCGATTTGTGTTTTAACATTACCGCGTGAGCGTCAATACAAGCGTCGACCGGGTCGATACGCTTAAACCTTGAGCCAGGTTGTTTGTCGACTTTAATCTCGTCGAACGAGTTACGAACTATCGACGCGTTTGTAAAACTCCAGGTCAACAATTCGTTATGTTTATCGTACTCGAGTTTTTCCGACTTAGTTAACAACTGAATGTCGACCGTCGCGTCGTTCAAACTCTTACACGACTGAGGTATTATTATGACCGGACAACCAAACTCCTCCAGGTCTGACAAGATACCGTCCGCGTTATGAGGGTCGATACCTATTCCGTTAAAGGTTAGATTGAATCGGTCTCGTAATTCTTTTAAATGGGAGATTATGAATTTATAATCATTCTTAAAATCCCCGGAACCGCCGGTCACGGTAATGAGTTCCATATTCTCCCATACATCATAAGGAGCGAGGTCGGTTTCGATATGCTCCTCAAGACGTCCTCTCGGCATGAACGAATGAGAATAAAAGTAAAACTTCTCCTCGTTATCGTCCGGAAATTCGAGCGATATAGTCGTCAAGTCGCCACCGCTTGACAAGTCAAGTCCGACCCAACAATTACGACCCTCGAAATCCTTTAATGTTCTGTCTGATCCGCATTTCTGCCACTTCTCAGTATTAATAAATTGGTCGTCCGTATTCTGAACCCACATGTTAAGCGACTTTGTTAAAAAGTCTCTCAACTCCATACCGCCCATATCTCGAGCGGTCTGAGCGTCGGTCTTTAATACTTCGAGTCTCTCTTTATCGATACAAATAAACGGATTCGCCTTAATCCAATTTTTTGGATCCCAAATGTCGTCCTCCGGGTCAAGACAGTAAATATCAATAAAAAAGTCCTCCGCATGGGTTACACCCTGGAGAACTTTAATACAGTAATCGTCCATTTCTTTACAAAACGAGTTTAACTTGTCGCCTCTCGTCGTAATCATTGAGACCAATGTCTCCGGTAATGAACGAGTACCGTTGTATATTGCTTTGTAAATCTTGTTATCTTTATGTTGGTGTAACTCGTCGACCGATGTGTATATTGAACGAAATCCGTCGTCAAGTCCCGCCTCTTTAGACAACGCCTCAATAGTACAATGAGTATTTAACGCCTCGATTGTTGATTTGTAATCCTTGACTTTAAAAAACTCGTTTAAGTCCGGGTCAATGGTAATAAACTTACTCATTTCCTCCCAGGCGAGACGCGCTTGTCGTTTCTTTGTCGCGACTGTGAAAAGTTTACCGTGATTATATCCACCAAACCCGGCGATATAAGTTCCGATAATACCATTTTCAAATGTTTTACCATTCTGTCGAGCGATTGACTTGTATCGTCGACGAAATCGTCTTTTATTATTTGAGACCTTAAACCAACCAAACGTACAACCCAAATCAAAGACCTGGGAGTCAATCAATTTGACCGGTTTAGGCTCGTCGCCCTCGGCAATTGTAAGAGTCTCAGCATACTCGATAATCTCGAGCGCCTTATTTGGATCGTAGTAATAAGGGAACTCTTTAGTCCGCTGTTTTTTAAGGTCGTTTAAATGTCGCTGACAAGCGAGCCGGTGTAGATTTCCGGCTACAACTTTCCCGGTTACGACCTTATGAGCGTACTCTGTAACGCGGTCATATATTGGCGCGTAGCCATTAGCCATTTACCGCGCTCCGTTTTTCAAATTTTGAAAACTTGTTTTGTTTGGTCTCCGTATGATTAGTAGCCGGGACTACTAATTTACAACGGCTCGAAATTGACAAGCCTAAATCATTCGCACTTGCGCGACATTGTTTAAAATACTTGTCCTGGATATTAGACCACTTATCAAAAAGAACCGGGTCAGATTTGACCTCGGTTCGTCTCATTTGCCTAACGGCGTTAATATAGAAATCATTTGCGACGATATAACGCGCGAGCGCGTCGACGTCCGTCTCTCCCATGATTTCAAGTTTTTCTAATTGCTTGACAATCTTGTAAAATTCGTCTTTCTGCTTTTTCGTGAGATATGTCGGAGCGATAATATTATCCGTAACCGGCTTAATCTCTCGCGCTTTGCGTTCTTCAATTTCTGCTTTTGTCAAGTGTTTAGCGCCTCTCGCCTGGACTACGTTTATCGGTAATCTCTGACCCGCCATATTATCGCCTCCTCTCTATTATCCCTCGACGTTAGTTGTAATCAAACTTGATACTATAGTCTTTAATTCCTTGACTTCTTGTTCCAATAATCCAACTTTGTTACAGTAATACCTAACGGTAACATTTCCATCTACTGCGATATGTGTAGTTCCGTTGAAAGTATGCAGTTTCTTAAACGCATTAACTTGTTCGGCGGTTAATGGCTCACGGATTGGCTCATCTAATTCATATACCACTGTACATAGGTAATCTGTATCGCCTGCGTCAAATGGTATTCTTACACATATCTCGTTATAATTATCGCCACCATACGTCATAATCCCAACTTCATCAATGTCCCATGTTTGATCTACTTTTTTTGCTATTGTACAATAAATATTTCCGTTTAGTTTCGCATCGGATGGTTTTGGGTATCTAGCCTCTTTTGTAGTGGTCAATACATTTGTAAACCAACTCCACCTCGTTATATCAAATGTCTTATATTTTCGCACTATCTCGCCACTACCATCAGCAAAGATTTCAATATAATCGCCATCATATAAAGGTTCATCTATCGGAATTATTGTTGATATTTCGGTGTGCGATTCGTATGGGCGTCTTGTTGTACCCTCATGAATTTGTAAATTAGTAATAGTAACTGCTTCTTGTATAATAATAGTAAAACCATATATATCGACGGTTGGTGTGAATACGATTGTCCCGTTGACCAAATCATTAGGCGAAACTGTCATATAACCACTGTTTACACTGTGTGTATTCAAAAACAAAAGGTTAACATCCTTACCGCTTGCTGATTCCATATTGTCACATTGTATCGTGTAAGTCTTATTCGCTTTTAAATATAGTTTGCTTTTTTCTATAAGCAAACCCTGTTTATCGCGTTCTGCTTGATTGCAAGAACACAGATTCCCCCCGCATATCGTAATCGGTATTGCATACTTACCATTAGTAAAGGGGACAAACTTATTTATACTTGCCTCTTTGTCAAGCGTAATCATTGGTTTTACTACTACATTATTACACTTGTAACCTTTTGAAATTACCATACTTACTCTCGCATACGCGATATCCTTATTAGGATATACAACGGCTCCCATACCTCTGTCTGTATATGTAGTTATTTTTTCCATATTAATGTCCCATAGTTCAAAAGTAAGTTTTGGAGACTCGCCTTTTCCCCCTAATAGTTTCAAGGGTCTCGTTTTTAATATATTCGCAAAAATAGTATCGATTGTAGATAAAACGAAAGACGTATCTTCGCTCGCTATACCATTCAAAGTGTAAGTAGCATTTTCATTTTTTACGCAACTTATATCATTCGTCGTATTAGTTTCTAACGAGGGATTGAGTAAATTCTCATTTCCTACACCTACGATTGCGATAGGCGATGTCGGTTTTGGTGTTCCCGTTTGTTGTATATAACCGCTATCTTTAAAAGAGGCAAGTTCATTGTGTAAACTAAACGGACAACTATTGTTTGTCGACTCATTGATAAAGTTCGGATTAATTACCGTGTTCATTTTATCATCCAACTCGTCGTGAGTCTTATCAAACTCGAATATCTTTTGTTCAAAATAGTCTAATCTATCAAAATCATCAAGGAACTCAAACCTCGGAACTCCGCTCACAGTTTTACATTCGATAGCAACTATCGACCCCGCCGGAATATGTCGAGGAGATAGAGTACCCGGTTCACCGACTCCGCTACCATTAATAGTAAGCATAGCATTACTTTCGAACGAAACCTCAGTTTTAAATTCAGCAAAAACGAGCGTACTAGCTGTATAACCGTCGTAATCGGGTATGTTTACATTTAAGATTTGTGATTCCTCGTCATACTCGCCTATACCATAATATACTTTTCGAACTATTTGTTTGAAATTGTCTAAAGCAATGTTTAACGCTCTTGTAGCGTTATTATTAACATTAGTAAGTTTAGTGTCGAAATCGGTTTCTAATTCTTCGAGTTTGTTGTCTGTTTCAGTTTGCAACGATTCGAGTTTGTTGTCCGTTTCGATTTCAAGATTTGAGATCGAATCCAAAAATGATTGATCCGAATATCTAACTCTAGGCACACCATTAATAGTTATTAATTCGAAAACCACGATCGAATTTTTTTCAATCACACGAGGATTCAATGTGTTAGGCTCTCCAACGAGTGAACCGTTAACCATAAAACTACATTGTAACCCCATTGTAATTGTACCTGGGAACACACCTACAAAACGAGTTCCATTTTTATATCCCGAATAATTCGAAATAGTCAAATTAATAGCGAGATTATCCGAGTCTAACGAGCCTACACCGACATATAGATTCCTATTAATGTCGTTCATTCTCTCCGTCACAACTTTATTCTGTACCGGATTTTCAGACGTCTCGCTCAGTTCTTTGTCAACAATTACCTCTCCGTCGCCGTCGAGATTCTCTAAATGTTCTTTTAATGTGACACCCGCTCCGACATACACATTTTCAGACGTTGTAACCGGAAAAACCTGGTTGTCGTCATAATCGTACATTACAACACTTTTACTCAATTTAATCCACCTCCTACGACAATCTCGATTCTAATTCCGATATCTTTGAGTTGATATTTTGTAAGTTATGTTCGAACGATTGTAATACCGATTGTAACTCCGATTGCAACCTATCGGTATCTCGTTCGTGTGTATAGGTTAACTCGGCTAATAACGATTCCAACTCGTTTACCGACGATTTTAAATCTCCGCACTCATTTTCTAAATATCTTCGATTAGAGTTAATGTTCGCGGTGTTGGTACTGATATCTTGTCTATGTTTATTTAACGAGACAATCGTTTCCTCTAATGTTGTACGTATTGGTTCGACTACTTTGTTTACTCTATCCTCAAATAATTCAACGTCATACTCGAACTCGTTAACGTCCTTAAATTTCAGATAACCCATATTTCTAACAAGATCCAAATATATCACTTGAATATTCTGAGACAGTTCCAACATTTTATTATAGACGTCGTTCTTTTCTTCCTCGCTAATCTCGTCCGGGAACTCGTCCATTAATGACACCTCAGCGATACCCTCGTTAATGGTATAACTCAAAATGTTAGTCGTTCTAACTTCTTTGTTCGGACTTGTACCGCTCGCGCAAATAAAAATCTTACCGGTCAATTTTAAAATCGAGTTTGGTATGTCACACGTGCCGTCCGCGTTTATCAGCGAGTAACTAAATTCGCCTTTTTGCTGAAAAAATATAGCGACCTTTGTAAAGCCATCCCACAATTTACAGAAATCAAATTTTACTTTATCAATGTTCTGATTTCCGGTCGTTATGACTGGCATATTCTCAAACGCGAGAACCTGGTCGACGCATTTAATATTGATTGTACTCATTATTTGCCTCCTTTGTGTTTTGCATTTTTTTTTCGTAGGGAAAAAGTTGTGTGCTGTCCTCCCCTTGTGCCGTTATCCCCAAAT